CAGTACCTGATAACAGTACTGGAAGCCCGAACCCGACCCGAACCATCCCGACCCGAACCCGAATAATTTTATTTGTTTCTGTTTGTTTTTATGCTAGAATAAATTGTGGGGTAGCGATGACCGCCGACCAGACATGCGAACAGCACCCCACATTTTTTTAACCGTCTATGGAGGACAAAATGCATTTTATGGATAAGTTTTTTGAAGATTGCTTGAAGGACTTTGACGTTCCTGACGGCTGGGTGAATATCAGTTATAAGAACGATACTTGCCCTAGCTTTTACTATAAAGGCTATCAAATATTCGTTAACCATGCCGACCCCAAAGAGAGAGAGATTGAAGATTGGTTTAGGTTTTCAGTTATTATCGACTACGAATACGGGTGCACGGGATGGACTTTTTGTGCTGAAACCATTGAAGAGGTATTGCCAGAATTGGAAGTGCCATATTTGAGCCGGCCATTAGCATATCCAAAAGAAGAATATTTAAAGCATGAACAAGATATAGCCGAAAGGAGGGCTTCATCATGAACTACGTTTATGTAACAAGGCCAGACAAGAACGGCGAAAGACATTTGATTAAACGGCTCAAGCCGTTGCCAAAAGTCACGCAGAAACTCTTGAGACTGACTAATATATCTCAAAATCGCAAAGCAAAATAATTCCTCCATAGGATGCGGAAAGAGGCGGATTGCTCCGCCTCTTTTTGTTTGTATTTAATATCCTGGATATGCTACACTAAATCATGTACAATAGTCTAATGGAGGTATTAATGCATACACTAAAATTTAACAGTAAAGAGTTTCCTCGTATGCTAACGCATATGAAGAACAATCCGCGCAAACTGCCATATGAAGATAAGAACACAATCAGATATGGCCTATGGTTAGTTAAGGATGATGGCATCTATGTTATGGCACCATCTGCCGAGCGCGATATGGATGCTAATGGAACACATGTTATTTTTGCTCAAGGCTATGATAACAAACAGTCTGACATTTGGGATAAAACTCACGCGGTCAGTCCTGACGATTTTGTGGAGTTTATCCCATTGTCTTATGACATGATGGACAGAGTGGAAAAAAACGGAAAGTTGACCATTCGCATTTCTGAAACAGAACTCGAAGTTAGAGCATGAATAACTTTGATATAACCAGCCTGATTAATATCGGGCTGGTTATTTTTTATGTACTGGCGATTATCGCCCTTCTGATCTACGCAATCAAGTTTGACGATTGACGCAGCACCTGGTCCAGGTGTATTTATAATTATTCTTGTTAGTCCTCCATTTAACAAGGCTAGAGGCCAGGCCCCCGCCTGGCCTCGATTCTTTAACCCCGAATCCCGAACCCCGACCCCGACAGCCTAGCTGCAGCAGCTAGTGCTGCAGGCCCGACCTGGCTGACCTGGCTGACCTGGTCGCCCGAATATTTAACTTGTTTTTACTTGTATTTTCATGTTAAAATAAATTATAAGCAAAACAATGGAGGGTTAGGTTATATGCTTACAATCTCAAATATGACAGGCAAGCTAGAGGGTTTCAAAGCGATTAACACTAACACGCTATCGAATCCTTATTGCCAAAAAATGAGCGCGTGCGGTTCAGACGATATTATCTGCACAAAATGCTATTCGGTAGCAATGCTTGAAACATTCCGCAAAGCATGCGTTCCGGCATGGGAGAGAAACAGTAAAGCATTATCTGAGGGTATTATTCCGCCTCATTTATTGCCGACATTTCTAGAAGCGTTTGTTAGATTTTCAGGACATGGTGAATTGATAAACCTTACTATGTTAGAAAATCTTCATAACATTGCATTGCACAACGGACACACAAAATTTGCATTGTGGACTAAGCGCAAGGACTTAATCAATAAATTTTACGCTAAGAATGACAAGCCAGAAAATCTGATTTTGATTTTTAGCAATCCAAAAATTGATGCAGTTCTTGATAATCCGCCAAAACATTTTGACCGCACGTTTAACAACGTATCACCTGACAGTGAGACAGTGCAGAATTGTACAGGTCAAAAATGCAAAGATTGTTTGCTTTGCTATATCCCTAACAACGGCGTTACTCAAATTGTGGAGGCAGTAAAATGAGAAAGTATTTAGGACAAGTTGGAGTTGATTCGGGTCAGTTAATGGTAACTGACCCATGTTATCTAAGCCAATATCAAGATAACGATTTCCAAGACATCCGCATATATCAACGCAAGGATAACCCAAACAAGACATTAATGTTTGGGGTTGATTTTAAAAGATACGATGACATGATCCCAGGTCACAACGGCATGGGCATGAATCAGTTATTAGAACAAGGGGTCTATGAAGAAGCACCTAAGAAGGTTGATGGATCTTATTCCTATAATGGAGCGTGCAGCACGACCATTGCAAGCGATGGGGGCGAACTTGGAAACGGATTAGGGGTTGCGTTCCGTTCAGGATACGGTGACGGGTCTTATGAAGTATATGCCGAGATTCATGACGGCATTATTCACAAGGTCGAAATCATCCTTGTCGATGACGAATAAAGGAAGGGGGCGCAAGCCCCCTTTTTTTCAGCCAGGTGCTGCGGTCACTTACTGTTGTACTGGTGCTCCAGTCCCTGCCCCCTGGACCAAGAGCCGATGATCCCCGAACCCCGACCCCGAAGTCCCGAACCCCGACCCCGAAGTCCCGAACCCCGACTCCCGAATCTTGTCCCATAGACCCGACCAGTCCCGACCCCGATACAGGGGTTCAGCATCAAGCCCGACTGCCCCGACCTCCGATGCCCGACCCCCCTCAAACAAAAATAGGTCGGCCTGCCCCGACCCTTTAACCAAGATGAAAGAAAGCCCTCCGCACCGAGAATATGCAGTATTCCATGCAATTTGTTGTGGAGAGAGGTTTACCCCCTTTCCTTTTGTTACCTTTAACTCTATCCAGAAGGGCAAACAATCCCAGACAACGTGTACGTCAGGCACACCGCCACCGTGTCTGTTTTCAATTCGTGTCGAGAATGTTTTCGGAGGCAGGTTCTTCTTTACGGTTGTCCAAAAGTTTTTTTCCAACATTTGATTTCTCTGTGTATGTGCCTTCTATGAACGCCTGCGGATATTGCTTGCGTAACTCACTCAGCCGTAAAGCGATATCTTCTTTCGTCATATCGTCAAGCTGGTGAATTTGTTCACGCCTATCAACTGTCAGACCGCCCAAGGCAGAACGTATTTTTTCAGCGTTGATTGCTGCGGAGTACTGTCCAGCATCTTCAGCTCCTCTTGAAAGTTCGTCCAGTCTTTTCAACTGTCCAATCATGGTCACGCCATAACGTCTCTCACGTTCTTGCCTGAGTTCTTGTATATACTCTACAACGTGCGGAGCATAAGAACCGTTCAGTAACTTGGATGCCATTGTCATAGATGAGGCAGGAGAATAACCAGCTTTACGAGCGCATTCTGCGTTTGAGTAAATCCCTTCAACGTAATATCTGGCAAACTCTCTTTGACGATTGTTTAGTTCTTTTGGGTCATCTTCTAATGTTGTCACACTTGTCACGGTTGTCCTCTAAATTTGTCACACTTGTCACACTTCTACCCCTTTTTTAGCATGACCTAAAAGCGATTTCCACAAGCTATATATATGTGAAAATGCAAAAACACCCCTAGTACCGTGACAAACGTGACACAAACGTGACAAGCAGTTTTGTTGTTTTTCATGTAGTTAACCCCCCTTGTCACACTTGTCACACTTGTCACGCCACCTGGAAAATTATTTTTTTTTTTTTTTTTTTCAGGAATTTCTTCTATAAGTGTGACAAACGTGACAAACGTTTGCATATTGTCGCTTGCATTGCATAGTGTCTTACAGTACAATAAAAACAAGTTAAATCATGGAGGACACAAGATGTCAGAAAATTATGTTCACGAGGTTCAAGATACAAGGCTCGTGGTTCAAGGTTCACGCATCGAGTTTGGCGTGTATTGTGATTGGTGCGCTGGTTATGGTTGTGATGTTGATTATCATGGTGACACACATCCTTGCCATAAGTGCGGTGGTTCAGGTTTCAAGTTTCATTATGTAGTGGGAGGTGATGATGCCTAAGTTTGAAGTGATGTTGGGTATGCCAACTTTTGAATATCGGACTGTGCTTGTTGAGGCGGAAAGTCGTGAACACGCACAGGAGATGGTAGAACTTGATCTTGATGATGCATGGGATCATGCAAAGTCTTCACCAGATATGGATGAGCAGTTTCGTGATTGTCCAACAGTTCAATTTATTGAGGAGGTTCAGAATGACTAAAGTGACATCAATCTCACTGACCAACAGGCAGTGGAATATTTTGGAAGTGGCTTTGGATAGGTTTATTGAAGACCAGAACGATGCCAAATATGCGAATACCGTTGAAGACGCAGAAGTTGCGAAGGAACTTGCCGCTAGGGCAGAAATCGTGAAAATTTTAATGCAAGCTGAATTGGAGAAATAAAATGGGATTAGATATGTATTTAACTGGAGATAAGTTCAAGCGCACTCAGTACGCGAAGGACGAGAAAGGTGAATTTTTACGCGATGAGGATGGCGGTATTATACCCATTAATGAGGATACTGTTGATGGATTTCGCAGAAGTAGCCAGAAACTAGACCTTGGTTATTGGCGCAAGCATGCACCTTTGCATCAATTATTCGTTAATGCTTTTGCTGACGGTGAAGATAATTGTCGCCCCATTGAATTGAGTGCCGAAGATTTGCGGTGGGTTGCTAAAGTGCTGAAGGGCAATGCCCCTACTTCATTACCGTCTAATGAAGACGTTATTCGTGGTTGCTTTTTTGGTGACGAAGAATGGTGGGATGAGTTGTGTGAGCATGCTCACGAAGATGCGAAAGTTTTTGAAAAAGCCGCAGAATGGTTGGAGTCTGGTGGCGATGAATATTGGCATTCAGTTGAATATCAGGCGAGTTGGTGATGAACGTTCTTAGCTTATTTGATGGTATGTCTTGTGGTCGCATCGCTCTTGAGCGGTGCGGCTTCAAGGTCGAAAATTATTTTGCGTCAGAGATTGATAAACACGCAATCAAAGTTTCCAAAGCCAACTATCCTGACACGGTGCATCTGGGCGATGTGACAAGAATAAAGACACGAGACAGGAGCGTTTTTTATTTTGAAGACCCTGATTGTGTGCCTGTGGATCAGCTTTTTAAAATTAGGCAGACCAAAATTGACCTGTTGATTGGTGGCTCACCCTGTCAGGGATTTTCGTTTGCTGGCGGTCAGTTAGCGTTTAACGACCCCCGCAGCAAATTGTTTTTTGAATATGTCCGCTTGCTTGAAGAGTTGAAGCCAAGATATTTTCTGCTTGAAAATGTGATTATGAAACAGGAGTTTCAGGACGTTATCAGTAAGTATTTGGGCGTAAAACCTGTGCGCATCAATTCCAATCTGGTATCTGCGCAAAACCGTGACCGCCTGTACTGGACAAATATTCCTGTTAAATCTTTGCCAGAGAACAAGCGCGTATATTTAAAGGACATTCTTCAAAACGTTGCGGATATTGGCGAAGAGCATTATCACAGCATGAAGTCTGTCGCATATATGGAGCGTGGCAATGACAAGTGGGCACAAGCTGGATCAAGACGAGCGGACGGCTATGAGCAAACGCCTGAGACAGAGAAGTCTTTTACCCTAACTGCCAATATGTATAAGGGCGTGCCATACAACTATTTTAAAGAAACACGACAGATGTCATTTGGTTTTAATGAGCCTGAGACAAACGAAGGTTTAGTTATGGTAGGGCAAGCAGACTTGAAGGGGCATGACCGCAATCGCAGGGTGTATCATCCTGATGGTAAAGCCCCGACACTAACCGCAGCATCTGGCGGCCATCTTGAACCCAAGATATTGCAAGTGCCAAGAGGCAAGAACAAAGGTGGTATAAAAGCAAACGATGGCAAAGTTCCAGCTATGAGTGCGTCCTCTTGGGAATATAATAATGTTGTTACAGACGGTTTACGGTGGAGAAAACTCACGCCTCTGGAATGTGAGCGTCTTCAGACCGTGCCAGACAATTACACTAATCATGTGTCAAACACTCAGCGATATCGTATGCTTGGTAACGGCTGGACCATTGATGTTATCTGTCACCTGTTGAAAGGAATGAAAAATGGGAAAAATTAAAGCGTGGTTAATGGAAATGGAGGACGATGCTCTGGATATGACCAGAGAGGAGTTTATCAAGAAGCACGGTAAGTTCTATGTCGAAGTGTGGACAAAGGTTCAAACGTGCAGAGAGCTGGAACAGTTGGAGATACAAGATGGAAAATTCATTAAGACTGATTGAGGGCATGAAAGTTTGCCCTGAGTGTGGTGGCGATGGTGAATTGGAGTATGAGCGACCTGTTGTAGACTGGATGAACGGTGGATATCTGGAAGGCTACATGGACGTTTGTCATAATTGCAGCGGTGATGGATTTGTGGAGGATGAGGATGAAGACAGTGATTGAGATGTCTGTTCAAGAATTTGAAGATTATTTGAGGAAAAAACGCCAGGAATTGTATTTGTCACCATTGCGCAAGGATGTTGGCGCGAAATGGCGGAAGACCGATTGGGGCAACCCGACAGCAAAACTCTCGATGCAAAGGCGGAAGACCCCATGATTGTAAAAGCGATGGCACTTGTTTGCACCGTATTTGTTGGCGGCGATAGCAAGTGCGTAACAGAATTTTACCCGAAAACGTTTGAAACCATGCAGGAATGTAACGTTCAACTGTTTCAATGGCGGATGTATGAATTGCCAAGGAACAAAAAAATTGTTCTTGATGACTGTGTTATAACAAGTTATAAGCATGAAAAATGGAAATAAAATATTAGATTTCACAATTACGCTGTACTCAAATAAAAAAGCGATTGTGAAGGAGGTGGTCTGTAAGCCCACCAAGTTGGAGTCTGTGATTGACGAACTGGACAAACAGGCCAGTGTGCCCAGAAGGGGTGATGGTCATCATGGGTATTATATTGAAGTAGAAGTAAGGAGGCACAAGGATGTCAGTACAAGTAAAGCGGGGTCGCCCTCCCGTAGAACAAAAGGCGGAGTTTAGGAATGTGGCTATTCCTGTTGATGCGTATGACCTGCTGCGGACAGTGGCAGACAAAGAAGAGCGCACAATAGCGAGACAGTTAGCGTTTTTAATTCGTAATCAATATAGCCAGGAGGCCTCAAATGTGGACTAAATTCTTAAAATTGTTCTTCCCTTGCTTGGTTCAGGAAGAAAAAACAAAGCCTAAAGCAGAACCTGTGAAGAAGGCAGCACCGATTAAAAAGAAAAAGCGTGGCAGGCCACCGAAGAAAAAATCCTAACACAGGGTAAGTTCGTAAACAAAAGGGGCAGGGAAAGTTTTAACAAGCCGATCCCAATATCCCTGCCCTATTTCTTCCTTACCACTGTAAGGCTATATCCCAAAAAATTCAAACAATCTTCTAAATCATTGACTCGCGGCTGGTGTTGTGTCCGCCATTTTCGCATTGTGTCACGGTGGAAGCCAACTCGTTCACTCATGTCACATTCATGAATTTGCTGCCGATGCATCTCTTCAAACAAAAACCTAACAATCGGATTTTTATTTTTGATGCGGTCTTTGACAAAATCACCGCGTTTTGCGTTCCACGGTTTCATCAAAACAAACTCAGTTGCTCTGGCTGTTTCATTATCAACTCTATGTCCTTATGCATGATATCTGAAAATTCTATTTCACAGAAGTTTCCGCAGTCAGGCATGACATAGTTTTGCTTGTGTCCAGAGCTTGGATCTAGCTCGTCCAGGTAGACACCACGCAGGCACGAGTTGCCAACCAACCGTTCTGCTGCAGCCATGCGGTCAAAGTATTCTGGAAAGTCCTTGCGGATTTTGTTCCAGTATCCTTTGCCGCCTTTCACACAACCGATACAGTTGTTGTTGCCATAGCCGAGTTTGTACATCTCTGGTCGCTCGATGCCAGCCGCTTCAAGATAGTACAAACATTCTGGCTTGGTCAGTTTCTTTTCAATGAGAGGAAAAATAGGTTTAGATCCAGGGTATTGCTCCTTAAACCGTATCGCCCGATTGACTTCTTTTTTGGAAAACTCAAACCCGAAGACCTGTGCCTCGTATTCCATCTCCCGTTCTATT